CAAGAGTTTGGAAATAGCAGAACACCAGCGCAACCTTTTATGCGTCCAGCTTTGGATTACGGCGCAGAAAAAGTGGTTGGCATTCTGAAGACTGAGCTTGCCCAAGCTATTCCGGCTTACGCGCAGAAGATCAGTCGCATGAGGAAGAAATAATGGCTTCAAACAACATTGCTCGCCTTGGTGTTGTCCTTGGTTTAGACATGGCCGAGTTTTCGGCCAACATTGACAAGGCAATCTCTGAGAACCGCAAGCTCAAAAATGAGATTCAGCGGCATACGAATGCTGCGGTTCGTGAGCTTAATGCGCTGACTGAAGCCACTGCCGACTATGGCCGCGAGGTCACCAAGGTAGAGCAGATTCAACGTCAGATTGCGTCTGGCAAGTTCGCCAGCGCGACTGATGACATGAAGCAAAAGCTGCTGGCGCAGGCCGCAGCGTATGACGCAAAAGTAATTGCGGAGAAGAAGTCATTTGACGGCACTAAGCTGACGATGCAGCAACAGCAGCAGCTTGCGTTCCAAACAACTGACTTGGTGACGCAAATTGCTTCCGGTCAGAATGCTTTAGTTGCGCTGCTCCAGCAGGGTGGTCAGCTTAAAGATTCGATGGGCGGGTTCAGCAACATGTTCAAAGTGCTGGCCGCGCAAATCACGCCTTTCCGATTGGCTATTGGTGGCACTGTTGCTGCTCTGGGCACACTTGGGTTAGCCTTTTATCAAGGATATCAAGAGTCGGCTCGCCTGCGCGATGATCTTATTCTGACTGGCCGCTACGCAGGCATCACGCAAGAACAGTTCCTGCGGCTTGCTTCTACCGTCAGTGACAAGCTCGGCACTTCTGTCGGCAACGCTAAGGATGTGTTTGGTCAGCTTGTCGCGTCTGGCAAGTTCACTCAGACCAGTCTAGATTCGGTCGGCGAAGCAATCCTGCGCGTTGCACAACTCAGCGGGAAGACTGCGGAGCAAGTCGCGCAAGACCTTATCCCGTCATTCAATGGCTCTGCGTCAGCGGCCAAGTCGCTGAATGACAAGATGCATTTCTTGACGCTAGAGCAGTACAAGCAGATTGCCGCTCTGGAAAAGTTGGGCAAGACGCAAGAAGCCGCCAAGCTGACCGCAGATGCGCTGAATCAAAAGCTGTCTGAACAAGAGCGGCCATTGGGCATTCTTGAGAAGGCGTGGAATGCTTTGAAATCCGCTGCCAGTGGCGCATGGGATGCCATGCTGGGCATCGGTCGGCAGATGGACCTTGAAGCGCGGCTGCAAAAGCAGATTGATGATGCAACTGCGATGCTCAATGCAGAAGAAGACCCAACATCAAAAGCCAACCTCAAAATGGCGCGGGATCGAGATGCGTTGCAAGCGCAACTGGATGCATTACGTAAAAAGCGCGAAGAAGAAACCAAGAGGGCGCAAGAGGAATCGAAAAATATTTCGATGTATGAAGGTGCTGGCGGTCTTGCAAAAGAGACTGCATTGCGAGATGAATTGGCTCGCAAGAGCATCGAAAATCGTTTTGCATTGGAGCGCAACGCAGCAACTGAAATCGGCAAGATTGAGCTTGAGGCGTCAGAGAAGATTGCGCTGGCTCGCTTGCAGATGGAGCAAAAGAATAGGAATGAAAACAACGTATTTGCCAAGCTCAACGAAGAGAATCTGGCAAAGGACATCGTTGCAATCAATCTAGACAAAGAGCAAAAGATTCGCGCTGCTCAAACTGCGCGCATCGGCGCAATGATGGCCGCTGAACAAGAGTTCAAGGAAAGCTTGCGCGAAGACATGGCAATTTATGAGGTGCACTTTGCCATCCAGCAAAGCTCGCTAAACCTTGAGAACAAAGCACTTGAGTTGAAGAAGCAAGAGCTTGAGCTTAACGGCCAAAACCTCTACATGTCAGATCTTGACCTTCAGAAGCTGCGACTCCGCATGGAGTACGAACAGCGTCGAGAGGCTATCCGGCGCGATCCAAAGCTGTCATCAGAAGCCACTAAATCCATGATCGATCAGCTCAATGCCCAAGAGCAAATGAAGATCGGTTTGCTTGAGATGGAAGAGCGTCTGAGCACGTTGCGTAACATGAGCAACAGCGTGTTTGAGAACATGATGCGCGGCATCGAAACCTTCGTTCGCACCGGCAAGATGTCGTTCAAGGACTTGGCCCGCAGCATCATTCAAGATTTGATAATGATCCAAATGAGGATGCAAGTCATTGCCATCTTCAGAATGATCAGCGGCAGCATTGGAACAGCTATGGCCTACGGCACCAACATCGGTTCTCAACAAACCAACATGCTGGCCGCGCAAGACGCTTTCTTCAAAGCCGATGGCGGTCCTGTGGCCGGCAACCAGCCCTACGTTGTGGGCGAGCGCGGCCCTGAACTGTTTGTGCCTCGCGGTGCTGGCACGATCATCCCCAACAATCAAATGGGCGGCATGGGCACAACCAACGTGACCAACAACTACATCAGCGCGATTGATGTGAAGTCCTTTGAAGAACGTATCTTCGGCAGCGCAAATGCTGTGTGGGCCGCGAGCACTTACGCACAGAAGCGGCTGCCTATCGGCGCAGGGAGAATGTAAATGTCATTCCAGACCATCGTTGACATCCAGCAGTCCATGACGGTGCAGAACCGCCGCATGGTCGGCCAACAGGTCACCCGTGGTGGGCAGATCAGAACGGCTCAGTATCTGAATGCCGTGCCGTGGGTGTTTACCATCGTGCCGCACAACTATCTGTATTACCCACAGGTGCGCGATGTCATCCAGACCATCGACAACCTTGACCGGCAACTTCCCGCCAACATCACGTTTAGTAGCACCAACCTTCAGTGGTTCACGGCTTATCAAGGCGGCTTGAGTCTGGTGCAAGCTGCGGCTCTGACGCTCGCCAGCGTGCCCCCTGCTAACTCACAGACCATCACTGTTGGCAACCTGCCCGCAGTCGGCTCTACGGTTGTGGTGTTTGCTGCTGGCGACTTCTTGCAGCTTGGCAGCTATGTTTACAAAGTGACGCAGCAAGTACTGCGCGGCTCTGGCTCAACGGTTAGCGTGAATCTGCACCGCCCTGTTATCGGCACGCCGTCTGTCGGCACGCTGACTGCTGTGGGTAAGGATGTGTACTTCCCGGTGTATGCCGAAGTCTGCCCGACCTACTCGCTCACGCCTATGACCAATGGTGCGTTTGTGAATTGGGATCAACCGTTCGTGTTCCGGGAGAATGTCGCGCCATGACCACCACGATGACCGCGCTTAACAGCGCAAACATTCGACACGCAGAATTTGTGCGCTTGATTGTTGGCAAGGCGCCGTCTACGACTACCTACACGTTCTGTAACGCCGCGGCCCCTGTCACGGTCAGCGGAATCACTTTCAGCAACCTTGGGTCATTGCTGTTGGTGGGCGAAGTGCAGCGCGACATCAAGTCAACATCGTTTGACATGTCAATTTCCCTCACCGGCATTGACCCGAATAATGTTGCGTTGATCTTGTCAAGCGACATCAAGGGCAGCACGGTCGAGATGTGGCGCGGGTTCTTGGACTCGAACAATCAGATCATCACCACGCCAACTCAACAGTTCTTCAAGCGGTGGACCGGCATTGTCAACAACGTCAGCATCACCGAGGACTGGAACGATGAGATTCGGTCCCGCGTTGCGACTTGTACTATCACTTGCTCAAGCATGCGGCGTATCCTTGAGAACCGCATTGCTGGTGTTAAAACAAATAAGGCAAGTTGGCAGGCGATCTATCCCGGCGATGCATCGATGAGCCGCGTTGACGCGATCTCCAACACCTACTTCGACTTTGGCGGCAAGCCCAACAGCGGCAGCATTTCCGATCCGGGCGGTGGTGGCGGCGCTGGGCGCAATATCGACATCCCTGACGAACAAGTCCAATCGTGATCAGACTGGCAAATAAATTCGACTTAGACGATTGCGTAGAAATGATGCGGCACTATGCCGCAGAGTCAAACATCCACAAGTTAAGACAAGCGGCCAACCATGATAGTCAGTACGTCAAACAGTTTTTGTTTAGCCTGATTGCCGGGCGTGGCTTTATCTGCATCGATAGCGAAAAACGCGGGATGCTGGCGGCTATCGTGACGCCAAACATTTGGTGTCCCGGCGTCAATGAAGTTAAAGAACTAGCATGGTGGGTTCACCCGGATCATAGAGATGGCACCGTGGGTGGCAAGCTCTTTATTTTCTTTCGCAAACACGCAGAAGAATTGATTGAAGACGGCAGGGCAGAAATAATCACTGCATCGCTCATGGCGAACAGTCCTGCTATCGATCTTGAGGCGCGAGGATTTCGCAGGATCGAATCGACGTTTTGTAAGGAATAAGAAATGCCATCATCAATTGTCATTGCTGCGGCGCAGATTTATGGATTGGTCACGGGCCTCATGGCCGCGTATCCAGTCTTTGCGATGGCCGTTAACTTTGCCGTTTCTTATGCCGTCACGCGAGTATTTGGTGCAAAAGCGCCCAAGCAGCAAGACAACGGCGTTCGCCAGCAAATCCCGCCAAGCTCAGAGAATCGCATTCCGATTGCATACGGCGAAGCGTGGATGGGCGGCACGTTTGTCGATGCCGTGCTGTCCACTGACAACCAAGCGATGTACTACGTCTTGGCTATCAGTCACATTTCGCCAAACGGCCAGATCGCGTTTGACACAACGCAGTTTTACTACGGCGACCGACTGATTACGTTTGCCCCCGGCACTAATCGCGTTGCTTCGCTTACTGATGGCGCTGGCAATGTAGACACCAAGATCAACAACTATCTGTATTTCAATCTCTACACATCGACAGATGCTGGAGTCATCACAACCGTGATGGGGTCTGCGCCTAACGTGGCGATGGGCGGCTCTGACATTGCTGCTGGGCTGCGCTGGCCTGCGTCTGGTCGGCAAATGAACGGTCTGGCGTTCGCAATTGTTTATTTGAAGTACAACACTGATGCTGGCACAACCGGCCTTCAGCCAATCACATTCAAGATCAATCATTCGCTTAACGGCACCGGCGTGGCGAAGCCGGGTTCTGTGCTGCGCGACTATCTGGTCAGCACTGTTTATGGCGGCGCAATTCCACTTGCAAATGTCGATACGACTGCTTGCGCTGATCTTGATACTTACTCGGATCAGACCATCACCTACACGCCAAGCGGCGGCGGCTCGGCAACTCAAGCGCGTTATCGCATCAACGGTGTTTTGGATGCGGGTGAAACCGTACTCAACAACATTGATCACATCCTGACCGCTTGCGACTCTTGGCTTTCTTATCAAGCCGAAACGGGCCAGTGGTCGCCGGTCATCAACAAAGCCGAGTCTTCGTCATTCAGCTTTGATGACTCCAACATCATTGGCGAAATTCGCGTCAGCGCGGTTGATTTGACGCAATCGGTCAATCAGATTGAGGCGTCATTCCCGTGGAAGGGCAACAAGGACAAGCCCAGCACCGTGTTCCTACAAACACCGTCTGGCTTGCTTTATCCCAATGAGCCGGTCAACAAGTACACCACCAACTTCTCAATGCTGAATGACTCGGTTCAGGCAACATACATTGCCAATCGAGTGCTTGAGCAGGCCCGTGAAGACCTGATTGTTTCGTTCAACACTGCATACACAGGCATTCAGGTGAACGCGGGTGATGTGGTGAGCGTGACCAATTCAGCCTATGGCTGGACCAATAAGCTGTTCCGCGTATTCAAGGTCAACGAAACTAGCTTGCCCGATGGCAACCTTGGTGCGCGGATTGAGATGAATGAGTACAACGCTCAGGTCTACGACGATTTCGGCATCACACAGTTCACGCCAACGCCCAATTCTGATCTGCAATCGGGCTACTACTTTCCTGCTCTGTCGGCTCCTACATTTAGTGACCAGTCTCCAAGCACTTCACCTCCGACCTTTAGCGTTACTTGCCAACTTCCCTCCACGGTTCGCGTGACGGGAGTAAGTTTGTTTTACACCACTACGGCAACCCCAGCGCAGTCTGATTGGCGCATTTGGGCTACGCAGATTGCGCCCGACAACAATGCCTTTGCACCGGCTGCGGC